ATTTGTTACTGGTGTCTCTAATGTCTGCCAATTATCACCTGTTCCTGCTTCTCTTACTTGTAATTTAAAGAAACTATATCTAGTAATATATTTATTAACATTTCCTAATGTTAGACTAGATTTGTCATTAAAGACAGTATCAATTTCTTCTTCTGTAGGTTTACTATTAACATTAGCAAAACTCATTTGTTTGAATACTTTTGACTTCAAACCTATTTCTGTTATGTGACAATTTCTATTATCAGAAACAGTTCCTAAATTAATTCTTTGAAGTACATATCTTTCAGCAGGTTCATATAATAAATAACTATCGCCATAAAACTGTTCGTAATAATATTTGTCATCTTTTACTTGAAAGAAATCTCCTCCTGTATTCCATTGAGGATTATTACAATGCGTTCCTAAATTAGTAGTAGGAGCACATTCATATCTACCTGATTCTAAAACTTTAAATTGATAACCTCTAGTAAAAGATTCATTAGTTCCTTCCCAAGGCTGCCCAGGCCAAGATTCATTTCCAATATGGGTACAACTAACTAATGCTGTACCTGCTAAATATTGCTCACCTTCAGAAATATAAGAATCAGTTGCTTCTCGAACAGTTTTGGCAACTGAATTAACATCTTCAACACCATGAGGATCATAACCAACCCAATCCTGTTGCCAAGCATTTCCATTTGTCTCTGGACCACCTACGACTTGATAAGTCAAGTATGTTCCAACGGGAAGATCACTATTACCTGCTTTTTGAGAACTATTTCCACCATCAGCGAAACCAGCCCTCATAGGCCAACCGCCTAATAACTTTCTTCTTTTCTTATTTGTAATTCTTGCTGCTGGTCTGTTATCTGCGTTTAGTTTGCTTGGAGCACGAACTAATTCATAAGGCAGCCTAAAAAAAGTAAGATTAGGCATAGGACTACTTAATCCAAAAGTTGCCTGTGTTGTTGGGTTTCTTGCACCAGAAAAATGTTTTAAATTATCAACCCTAAAAATATCAGTAAAAAAAACACCTCCATTGGTTTGGAAAGGAATATTGCTATTAGATAAATAAATCTTTTCAGCTTGATAATTTTCTATTAATAAATCACCAATGGCATAACCTTCAAAATCTGGCCTTCTTTCTATTTCACCTAAAGAAAATAAACCAAGTATTTTCAACTGTTGGGAACGACCCAAGCTAACAAGTTGCGACCACATCAATTGTGAATTAACTCTTACTCCACCATTGGAGTTCTGATCTCTATTTGTAAAAACAAGAGGAATTAAATCACCTAAATTTGCTAATTCTTGAACACTGTTAAATGAAAACTGAGGAGCAAAACGCTTAAGACCTGCCATATCAGCAGTTCTTTCACCTGTCCCTTGCTTCATACTTGGGGGTTTAGGTGTTAAAAGATATGCAACAACACTTAAAGCAACACCAACAACTATTTGACCAAAAGCAGTTAATGTTCCTGCTCCAGGTAATCCAGCCGCAACAACTAAAGGGCCATTTACTATTTCAGGAACTAAGTCATAAGCTTCTGGTCTTTCTTTTACTTTTGCTGCTACACCTTCTAAGAATTGAAAATATTCCTCTTCTGTTATTCCAAGGGCATTACAGAGATCGGCTTCCGTTGGAAGTAACACCCTGCGAGTGAAAGGGCTTCTAGCGGAGACCAAAGCACCACCTGGCTTTCTAATGTCTTTCGGTAACTCAGCCATCCGTCCTCGTAATAAGCAGCCATACCATAGGAATCATCTTCGCTATGACATAAACCAATTGTTCCTAGTTTAGGGGGTGAATCAACTCCCCACCTATTTAATTCTTCAAAAAAGATACTATAGTCTTTTCTTTTTAATCTTCGATACCAATCACGCTCTCCTTTAGGAACAGTAAAACCATAATGACCTAATACTGTACGAACCAAAGACAAACAATCACCAGTCCCATGTTTTTTAGGATCAGAACCTAAACGATATTCAAGTCCTATTAATTCGTAAGGCTTCAAAGATTTTGTAATTGACCTGTCAACGGAAGATGAGCACACCTTTTCTTAGTCAAAGTTTGTTGTGGAGCATTAGCACCAACAGCATCAATAGCAGAACTTAATAACAATTCAATTGATTCTGGATCGTATCTCATGCCAGCAGCCAACCAATATTCACCAGTTAATCTGCCTCCATTTTTAGCAGCAGTATCTTTATTGAAATCAGCAGTCATTAAAAAAGTTTCCACCTGTATATAGTATTTTTTCTCTACAAAATCTTTAACATAAGACATGCTTAAAGGATTATTAGCAAGAATAATTGAGGCTTCTAAATTATCTCCTGATCTATTCATTGCTGCTCCTTGATAAATAAAAGACAAGTAAGCATGTCCATTAACAGCAGTATGTTTTCCATTTTGGAATTGATGTTCTACTGTTCCATCTTTTTGTTTGACGGTAACAAAAGCAGTTAAAGCAACAACAGTCATTACATTCCTAACCTCGATCTAGCACTTCTACTATTTCTTAGTGTAGACAAAGTTCTATTTTCTCCAGCTTTAGCACCTTGAGATGTAGCAGTTGCAATGATTTGTCCTACAGCAGACTTAGGAACAAACTCTTCAGAATTGAAGTTCAATATAGGACCAGAGTAATTAACAGTAGTAGATCCTCCTGCACCGCCACCTGCATAAGATGAACCAGTACCAGGGATAACAGCTTCACCTCTAGCACCTGCTGAGTAGCGTTGCATACTTGAAGCCATCTTTGATGCAGGAATTATGTATTCGTCTTCTCCAGCTTCTCCTACGAGTCCTAGAGTAGGTCTTGTAGCCATACCTCCTGAAGCAAATGGTTTAATTCCATTTGCCATATACCCTCCTTCAGCTAAAGGAAAACTCATCCCTCCAATCCAGCCTGATATTGCTGATTGAAGAAGCATACTTCCAATTTGCTTAGCAATACTTGTAAGGCTTTCTCCTAGTGATTTCGTTCCAGCTATTAATCCTTCAATTGCACTTGTAAGTCCTGTTGCAATCGTGTCTTTTATTTGATTCCATAGTTCTAATTGTTCTTGTAACGTATCTCGTGCTTTTAAGCGAATATCAACTTCATCTCTTTGCTTTTGCGTAATTGTTTCAATGTTTTTTCCTTGAGATTTAAAATATTCATCGATTTCTTTTTCTCTTTCTGCTCGTTTTGTTCCTAATTCTAAAGACCTTTCTAAATGTCTAATTTGTTCTTCAATGTTTGCATCCAGAGCAGAACCAGAAGTAAATAAAGGTGCATTTAAAGCTGCTGCTTCATCTTTAATTTGTGATTTTGCTACTAAATCTTGCATATCTTCAAGCCGATCTCCTCCGAAATAACCTTTTAATGGCCCAAGACCTTTTGCAGAAGCTTGCATTCTTTCTACTAAACTTTTTGTTTCTTCACTAGCTGTTCCTTTTTGAACAGATTCATAAGCTCTTTCAACTAAAGATTTTTTACCAAGCATGTCAATTAGATTTTTCAAAATACCAGAGCTATTAATTAATCCAGCAATTCCAGCTTGTAAATTTGTTAACACTTTTGTCCATTCATTTCCTAATTGTTGAGTCTCGTCTCCAAATTGTTCAAATGCTTGAACTCCATCAGCACCAACAATTTTCATTAACCTTTCTCTTGCAACAGTCATTGCAGCTTCTTCACCTTGTATCTCTTTAACCATTTCAATATGTTTTCCATACGCAGTATTTGTTTCACCTAGAGATGCAATAACAGCATCTACATCAGGATTAATTTTATTAAATGCTTGTCCTAATTGAGCTGTCTTACTAACAAATTCATCAATCCTTTGTCCTATAGCACTTAATAAAATTTGAGAACCAAAACCACCTTCTGATCCCATAAAAGTTTGACTAACAGCACCTAAAGTTCCACCAGCAACAGATCCTAATCCACCTCCAAATAACATTGGGAAGCCAGCTCCTAACATTAAATTTTCTCTTAGCCTTCCCATTCTCCGTTGTCTTTTTTCTTCTGCGTTTTGTGCATCTCGAATATTTTGTAATCTAGCTTTTCTTAAATCTGCTTCTTGTTTTTTCTTTTCTTTAGTAAGTTTTTTAGCTGCTGTTTCTTCTTCTTTATATCTGTTTAAAAAAGCATCTTTATCTTTTTTATTAATTTGATCATTAGCATCTATTGCATTTTGAACACTTTTCTTTCTTAAATTGTCTATTTTTTTAATTGCAGCATCAGCAGCATTTACTTCTTTTTCATATACCTGTTCAACAGGACTACCAGCTTCAAGTTGTTTTTGTTTGATTTTATTTTCTAACGTGCTAATACGAGATTTTGCATTTTCTTGTTGTTTTAGTAAGGCAACATAATCTTTCTCTGCTGTATTTCTCTGAGCCAACATTTTATTGATCTGATTTAGATCTTGTTGAGCACTTTGCAATTGTGTTGGGCCTTGTCTTCTATATCGTCTTTCTTCTCCTCTTCCTTTACCTCCACCTAATGCACTTGCTACTTGTCCTGAAGCACTTCCTTCTGACATGTAATCAAAAGCAGAACCTCCAACACCCATACCTCCTAAAGTATCTGGCATGACTGTTGCTATTGCTGAAGCTAAAGAAGGAAGCTCTCTCGCTAATCTTCCAAATAATGAAAAAGCTCTCGTAATATTTCCTTCTACGCTCCAAATAACTCTTGCTGCTGCTGATTCAAATTCAGCAAATCCACGAACTGCTCCAATCACCCATTGAGCACCACCTAATAATCCGCTTAATGCTGTATATGCAACTGTGACACCAGTTATCCCTTCTGTTACACGTTGAACCCAAAGA